CAATAGCTATTGCGGCTCTATTATTTTTCCCTGGCTCACAATCCGACCTTCAGATAGGAGTCCCGGCGTCCGAGGTACATATTGCGGTACACTTCTTTCGGCTTGTCAGATTGTTACGTCGTTCTTTTTGACCTATTGCGATTCCCGGATTCGGTGTCTTGTCAATCAGACCACAAGTTCCGTACCTGTATGGATAGCCACTCCTTACTATATCGGAACTGCATTCAAAAAGTTTATTCCCTTGAATGTATAGTGTAATTATAGATATAATCCGTATCTTTGATGTAGGAAAGTGTTTACGCATTGTTTGACCACTTTAATGTTATCAGTATATGAAAAAGTATCTGTTTGCAATGCTCGGTGCTCTGTTCGTTTTTACGGCGTGTACGACCGGCAAACCGGAAAATGACGGAAACAAGACGACGGAAGAAGAGAACGATTATATCACGATGTATGTAGCGTCAGAAGTAAGCAGTCGCAAATTTCCATTTCTCGGAGGCCTTTCGTATATTGTTAAATTCGCTGAAGACGACCAATGGCAACTGTTGGGAACGTCGCTTTTACAATTTACCTTCGAACAAGGATATGAATGTACGATACGTGTCGAGAAAAAAATGACAGACCCATCACTTGCGGATAATCCGGCCTGGGTTTACGTATGCAGAGAAGTATTGACAAAAGAAAAGAAAGATTCCGTTATTCCGGAAAACCTGTTATAGAGCATGCTTGAAACAGCTAAAATTTATGAAAATTCCCCTACCGGATACATCCGGAGGGGAATTTTCTGTTTGTTCAATAAATTAGGGAATAATTGATGTCATCGGTTTGAACACAGCCATGATTCGCATATCCCTTTTTGCCGGGAATAGATAAGCGGTTTTTGTCGATAATATCTCGCCGGTATCCAGGTCTAACCAATGTACGAACTGATTACCGAAATTAGGCGTTGCCTCGATAGTCACCGCATTGCCGGTCGCTGTTCCGAAAGAGCCGGCGTTGGTAGTACCAAGAGGTTTCCCCAAACTATTCTTGGTAACCGATATTTCGCAATGAACATTGATAGGATAAGTAAATCTCGCTTCATAAGTTTTATCCGATGTGACCTGAACCAAGTAAATATTGGAGGAGTTTATTTTTTTATCGCCATCGAACCAACCGAGAAAACCTCTGTTGTCTTCCGGAAATGCTTGTAAAACGCAAATTTCTCCTTTAGCATAATGGTCCGAACCACTGACTGTACCGGAAAGCGTACATTGTGGCTTACAAGTTATCGTGTAATGGGGTTTGGAATATACGGCATTTAGAGTAAGAATGTCCATTTCAGACAAAACGTTATTGTTCGTCCAAGTCGTGCCATCCGTTTTTCTCCACATGTAAGGAAAATCGGGATTTATAGCTGTATTTTCTCCATATGAACCATAAATCATGATAGATTTAGTGTCTAATGGTTCAAGACCGGTGCCATAAGTATTATGAGGGATACTTGTTCTATAAAACCATTGATGCCATTCGGGTCTTATATTATTAAAATCTACTACGATGTAATTGTCTCTGTCCATCCGTTGATGTTCATGAATCATCCCTAAAGCATGACATATTTCATGTATGGCAGTAGAAGTATTCACATCAGAAGTTACCCAAATGTTTTGCTTGCCTCCTGTCATTCCTAAATGAGACCGACTGACGTCGTCTTCGGACAGAACGAATTCAATCCAGTTCTTCGTATTACTTTGTTTTTTATGAAAACTAATATTACAACGTTCCTCGATATGTTTCATGGCATCATATATGTCGATATATGCGCCAGAACGCATTACATCATCGGCCAGAGTGTAATATACAATGCCATCCGGCCAGAACATGGAATTATCACGAAGAATGCCAGCACGAGTATCCGGCTCCGTCAATGCTTGAAGCTGTTTCTCATTTAATGCTATATCACCGCCCCACACAATTCTTCCGTCAGGTAGTTTCTCAACAGCTACTCCATTGGGGTAAATTATCACTTCATTCCCATTCTCTAAATACAGACTTTCCTCTGTATTCTCGGAATTTACCGGCAATACCTCTTGTAAATTGTCGTCATTGGCACAGCCCCAAAGTATCACCGATATAGCAAATAATAAATTTAATTTGGATAGTGTTTTCATAATCAGCATATTAATTTTATCTATTTGTTTGTTCGCATGATTTGTTTTTCCCTGATAACCTATTACAAAAAATATTGGGAAAATTCATTGTGGATTTACCGCTGGTTTTATTTTTATAAAAAAATGAAACTCATTGTAAGATATGGATAGCGAGTCCATACCTAATAACGTGCAGTCCGTTGCACCGTTTCTTTCTGAAAGATAAATATTTTAACCATAAAACACAAATAATGTTATTGTGGCTGAAAAGAATTTCGGTACATCATGTACTTCTGTTGGCTTAACTTATTTGTCATTTTTATTGGAAAAACGAGAATTTCCGCTATTTTATATTTTATTGTTTTTTAATAAGTTTGTGTATAACTTCGGGGTGTAGATGATTGATGGCAGTACGGGTTAGCCCCCACTGATGTCAGTGCC